TGGACAAGCTGGCGCCGAAGCTGATCAGAAGAGCAGCCAAGCGGGATTTCGTGGCGATCATCATCGACCCGATCTACAAGGTCATCACCGGCGACGAGAACAGCGCTGACCAGATGGCGGCCTTCTGCAACCAGTTCGACAAGGTCTGTACAGAGCTTGGGTGTGCAGTGATCTACTGCCATCATCACTCTAAGGGAGCCCAGGGCGGCAAGAAATCCATGGACAGAGCATCCGGCTCGGGCGTTTTCGCCAGGGATCCGGACGCGCTCCTGGACATGATTCAGCTGCCGCTGGACGATGATCAGCAGAAGACAATCGCCGACAAGGCTGAATGTAAAGTCAGAGTCGAGTACCTGAAGCAGCACGGCATAGATCTTCCGGGACCCGACGACCAGCTGAGCGCCGTGCAGATGAAAGCGTGGTGTGACAGCCATCTGACGAAGCCAGGCGGCTGGGCGGTACCGGGGAAGGGCTCTATAGCAGAGTGTAACGCCCTGGCAGACAAGGCCCGCAAAGAGGCCATGAGCCGGACGGCCTGGCGGATCGAAGGGCCCCTCCGAGAGTTCCCGGCCTTCCCGCCGGTCAACCTGTGGTTTCAGTATCCGATCCACCGCATCGACGGCGAGGGCGGGATCCTGCAGGACATCGACCCCGAAGAGGTCAAGCCGCTCTGGCAGAAGGCATCTGAGGCCCGGAAAAAGAAGAACGAAAAGAAGGGCAACAAGGTGGCCCAGGACAGGCTAACAGCCTATACAAATCTTGAGTTCAGTGGCGAAGACGTTAAGTTGACAGATCTGGCAGAGAAGTGGGGAATGACCGAACAAGGCGCCCGCAAATGGATAAACGGAAAGACAGGATCGCAACATCTTTACATAAAAGACGGCAATGTTCTCCGCAAAACTGAAGAGGACCGAAACACGAAACGAAACGAAACTGACCATGGTGAGTAATGTTTCGAAACTAACGAAACTTTTACGGTCAGTTTCGGAGTTTCGAAACTAAATCCGAAACGAAACTGACCATGGTGAGTTTCGAAACGAAACTGACCTTACCTACTACGTAGGTAACCTTGCGGTTTCGTTTCCTGCGGAAAGGCCACGTGTGGAGGGGGAAAGTCGGCGAATGCTTACGCCGACGACTCTCCCCCACACAGTCCGTGGCTTAGAAGGAGTTTGTACATGGACGAAAAAAGTAATGAACGATTTTATCAGTTCTTCATGCCGATGGACCCACCGACCACAACGGCACAAATGCACCAGGTCAGAGTGATCCACGGTAAGCCGGTGTTCTACGATCCGCCGGAGGTCGAACAGGCCCGGCAGAAGTTGACGGCATTCCTGGCCCAGCACAGGTCCGGACACAGGAAGTTCAGGACCGGTATCCGGCTGATGGTCAAGTGGTGTTTTCCTAGAGGAGACAACCCGGATGGAGCCTACCGGATCACGAAGCCCGACACGGACAACCTTCAGAAGCTCCTGAAGGACTGCATGACCAGAGTCGGTTTCTGGGAGGATGACTGTCTGGTGGCCTCTGAGATTGTGGAAAAATTTTGGGCGGAGATCCCGGGCATCTGGATCCGGATCGAGGAGCTGCCGACATGATGGAGTTCTACTGGCACTTCATCACAGACGTGTGGAGAGTCTTCAGGAGGTATGCAGACTGTCAGAACGACGAACAATTCGGTGAGGCTCTGCGCGACATGGACTACATCGCAGAGCGCTACATCAGCTTCGGAGTGCCGAAGCACACAGAAAAATTTATAAAAGCTGTCGTCATGGCGCTGATGGATGAGATCGGCTTCAATCTTGACGACAATGAAAAACAGAAAAAGGAGAAATAAACCATGGCAGAAAGAAGATGGCACATCAGAGAGAAAGAAGGAAACCCCACTGAGGCGGGAACGTACCAGGTCATCGTGACATTCACATTCGCCGGAGGGCAGAAAGCTGAGATGACGGAAAGATACCTGGCCGACCTGGGAGAAGACGGCAACGGCCCGGATGCCGCCATGGACGGATGGATCATGGACGGGGAGCCGGAGACCGGCCTCGCATGGACAGAGGATACCGGGAGCTGGGCGGGAGAACAGGTCTACGCCTGGGCGCCCCTTGACGACATCGGCCTGCCGGAGCTTCCGGAAGGCTGCAGCTGGCAGAACTGATCAGAAACAAACAGAAAAGGAGAAAAACAGACTATGGAAACCATGAGAGTAAGACTGACATTCACTGACGAGATCCTTGGGACCGCATCCGCAAGGCCGGACGTCCACGAGAAGTTCATCGCCTCCAAGGCCCCCGATGCTGCTACCAGAGAACAGGAAGTAGCAGCTGTCGGCGTGGAGCAGGCGATCAAGGACGCCATGACCGTGTTCCCGAAGAACGAGAACGGGGAACCGATCTTCTGGCCCTATCAGATCCTGGGTATGTTCAAGTCTGCACAGCAGGCCATCAACCAGAGCGTCGATAAGTCAAACCGCAAGGAGAGCAAGCAGTACATGGCCAGCTACAAGTCCAAGCTGGACCTGGGTGTATTCATCAAGGCCACGGATTCCGAGTGGGGCGACCGCTCCATGATCGTGATCCACATGCCGGAAGGGACGGAGATGTCCAACTGCGAACGCCCGCTCAGATGCGATACCATGCAGGGACCCAGGGTCTCCCTGGCCAACTCCGAGACCTGCCCGATCGGCTCCTGGATCGAGTTCGACATCCGCACCATGACGGCTGACCTGATGGAGAGGGTCAGGAGCTACCTGGACTTCGGACTCTACAACGGTCTGGGCCAGTGGCGGAACAGTGGCAAGGGCCGCTACAGATGGACAGAGATCACAGCGTAACCTGAAAACGTGTGGGTGCTGCCCTGGCATAGCAAAGTGACGCCATGGAAATGCATTGAGAAGCAATGGCTTGGCAAGGCACGGAATGGTACCGGCACAGCAGAGCATGGAAATGCTGGGCACCGGAGCTGCATCGGAAAGGCGAAGCAAGGATTCGGACGGCAATGGATAAGCTTTGTACAGCACTGGCTGGCATAGGCAATGAGGCGAGTTGATTAGCAATGGCACTGTGGCGTTTAGTTCAGCGCCGGAATTGTACAGTCGTGTTCTGCATCGGCTAAGAGCGGACTTGCACAGGCAAAGCATACCAAAGAGGAGCTTGGGAAAAGTCATGAGAAGATCTGCGTAGGCATTGCATGGATACGCATCGCGTGGATATGCATCGCATGGGCAAGGCATGGCATAGAGTGGCGCGGTGCCGCACAGGCAAGGCACAGAGTTGTACAGGCACGGCAATGCACTGAGGGGAGCTGCTCAGGAAGTGCACAGATTCGCGGAGGCAATGCAGCGACGGGCAGTGGCATCGATGAGCGTAGCACGGCATAGGTTATGAACAGCTTGGCCTGGCATTGGCAAAGCATGGCTAAGCGAGGCAATGGCGATGAATAGTTTAGCTTGGGCAAAGCTTCGAAGCGAAGAGCTTTGGCAAAGCGTAGATAGGCAGGGAAGCGGCATGGTACGGCTGAGAACTGATCTGACCTGCGTAGGCAGTGATTGGCACGGTAAGGCATCGGCTTTGAATGGATCTGCGTCGGCGAGGCACTGAGTAGCTTCGCTTGGGAAATGGACAGCAGTGTTTCGCTTGGGCAAAGAGCAGCTCAGCTCTGGCATAGCACTGGATAGTACTGAACAGAGCAGCGTCGGCAAAGTTTGGCAGCGCAGTGTGTTGGCATAGTCCCGAAGCGCGGCGGAAAAGCGGAGCGGAGCAACGAGAAGCTGGGCCAAGGAATGGCTGGGATTTGAAACGCATCGGCACAGCATTGTGCGGCACTGCAAAGGCATAGCTTAGCTGGGCGTGGCCCAGGCATGGTCAAGAACTGCATCGCTCAGGCATAGCGAAGATATGCGTCGCCTTGGCAGCGAAGTGATAAGCGGAGCAAAGGCAGAGAGAAGCAGTGCTACGGCTGAGCTCTGAAATGTATCGCCCCGGCATTGAACAGTATCGTTACGTCCTGGCAATGAACAGCAAGGTTTTGCAGCGGCAGCACCCACACACGACTCATGGAGGAAAAAACAATGGTACTCAAAATCATAATCGGGATCGTCTTCGGAGCCTGCGGGTTCGCAGCGCTCATGGTGGCCATGGCACCTAAGACCGAGCTGGACTGGCGTGACGACAATGCGGCTCAGGAAGACTGGTGCGGAAGATACCGGGAGGGGCGCGATGCTTGAGAGGTATGTGGAGAACTTTGACGAAGGCGTCTTCATGAACGAGTTCATGCGCTCGGAGCACATCGCCACCGTCTCCCAGGCGAAGGCAGTCCTGAGGGAACGGATCCGGGGCAGGGCCTACTACATCGGCCAGGTGGTCAGGGCCCTCAAAAAGAAGTATCCGGGATCCTACATCAGGAACTTCAAGCTGACAGAGGCGGACGCAACTCTTCCGGACGTCGAGATGATCTACAAGGGACATGTCTTCGCCTTCGTGGTGCTCCGGCCGCTGATCGGCATGGCGACCGGGAAACAGACCGCTGCCATCAAACAGATCAAGGCATCCGGAGGGAGCGCCGGCACGATCCGCTGGCCGGAAGAGGCGGTCATTGTCATCGAGAAGTGGGAAGCAAAGCATCCCAGATAAGGAGGAAAGGAACGATGGATGAAGTAAGAGTAGAAGATCTGCAGAAGGACGTGGTGAACCACCCGGCACACTACGAAGGCCAGACTTCGATAGAGTGCATCGAGGCAATGCAGATCTCTTTCGGAAAGAAAGCAGTGATCGACTTCTGCATGTGCAACGCCTTCAAGTATCTGTGGCGGCACAGGCACAAGAATGGCAGAGAAGATCTGCAGAAGGCCCAGTGGTACCTGAACAGGGCGGATGAGCTGATCGGCCTGGACGACGAGCTGTACGGCCCCGAGCTTGAGAAGCTGGACTTTATGGACGATCTGATCGGCGACTACATGAGGAGGTTTGAATGATAAGGATCACTGCAGAGCAGGTCAGGGCGCTTCCGGAAGGGACGCACGTATTCGTCGGCAAGGTCGATGAAAGAATGAGGCTGGAGTATGAGCTCACAGGAACAGGCAGAAGGCAGCGTCTGATCGGACTGCCTCACAGAGGGTCCTACCTGCCGATCAAAGACAGAAAAGGATGGGGATATTACGTCGAGGAGAAAGGAGAGGAATGACAGCATTATTCACACAGAACAGGCAGGCCGTCTGGAATTATGACAGCAGCGTTTCGTATCTCCACATCACGAAATCAGGGAACAGTATCAATGTGGTCACGAAGAACGGCGCAGGCGGAGAAGCGGCAAAGTACAGAACCCGTGAACAGTGCATTTTTGTCATGGAGATGCTCATGGCAGCGCTGGAGGCGGATGACCGGACCTTTGTCTTTCCGAAAGAAGCAGAGCTCGAACAGCAAATGCAGCACATGCGCCACAGCAGTTCCGGAGGCGGAAACAGGCACGGAGGCAGCTGATATGGGAGCGAAACAGGAGATCATTAAGATCATCACGTCCATGTCAGGCAGGTACGCTCCGTACAACATTTTCAGTGACTGGATCCAGATGAGTGCGCTGGCCATCCAGAACAGCTGCTGTATGATCCACAACAAGGTCTGGAAGGACCGGGAGCAGCTGTACATTGACACAGCAAGGAAATACACGGAACAGGAGCTGGAGCAGCATGCAAGGATGCTTGTCCTCCTGGGAGACGCTCTGACAGAGAACATGAGCGACGTCCTCGGAGAGATCTACATGGAAGCCGGCATGGGAAGCAAGTATACCGGCCAGTTCTTCACCCCCTTCCATCTTTCGGAGCTGTGCGCAAGGCTGGACATCGATCTGGAGCATCTGCCGGAGACAGGGAAGATCTCATTGAACGAGCCTTCCTGCGGCGGAGGCGGAATGATCATAGCGGCCTGCAAGGTCCTGCATGAGGCAGGCTTTGACTGGCAGCGACGCCTCGATGTCGTAGCCCAGGACCTGGACTGGAAGGGAGTCTATATGACCTACCTGCAGCTGTCCCTGATCGGATGTAGGGCCATCGTGGTGCAGGGTGACACTTTATGTAATCCGTATGTTCCGAAAACGACGGATCCGTCCTGCATCCTCAGAACGCCCGGAAAGATGGGAGCGCTGATATGAAGAAGCAGCTTGAAGATGAACTGATCGCACTTCTCAGTTCTCTGATCCCGAATATCAACGGCCCGGAATTAAGGCTCCGGATCGACATGATCCTGGCGGGCTATGAGGTGACCAAAGGGAAGCAGGAGCTGGAGATCTATAAGGGAGATCTCAACGAAAACATGCTCAAGCGCTTCCTGGCCGCCAAGATCGCCCAGGGCTGTTCGAAGCGAACGATTACGTATTACAGGAACAGCATCAAAATGACGTTCGCCATCATCGGAAAGCCGTACAGCAGCGTCACGGCCGACGATATAAGGCTATACCTGGCCAAGCGGATTTATACGGACAAGGTCTCCAAAGCCACGGCGAACAACGAGCGGCGGAACCTGTCAGCCTTTTACGGCTGGCTCCAGAAGGAAGAGATCCTGCTGAAAAATCCGATGACAAAAGTGGATCCGATCAAGGCCACCAAAAAGAAGAAAAAAGCCTTCGAGCAGATGGACCTGGAGAAGATCCGGGATAAGTGCAGGACAAAAAGAGAGACGGCCATCATCGAGGTGCTGATCTCGACCTGGGCCAGGGTGACGGAGGTCACCCTGATCCGGATAGACGATATCCACGACAACCGGCTGACCGTCCACGGCAAGGGCGACAAGGACAGAGAAGTTTACCTGAACCCCAGGGCGGTGCTGGCAGTCACGAATTATCTTGCGGAGCGCGGCGACAAGAACCCCTATTTGTTTCCGAAAGCAAAGTATGCCGGAGATGTCGCGCAGCTTCACAAGATCGCCAAAGACGAGCGGTGTGAGTGGTACAAGGATCCGGAGCTCGTGGATGAAAAGGAGCATGCCGACCAGGGCACGATCGAGAGCATCGTCAGAGCTATCGGAAAAAGAGCGGGAGTGCCAAAAACGCATCCCCACCGCTTCAGAAGGACCGGCGCCACGATGGCCCTCAGGGCAGGGATGCCGCTGATCCAGGTCTCCAAGCTCCTCGGACATGAGAACGTGGGGACCACGCAGATCTATCTTGATATTTCGGATGAAGAGCTCGAACAGGCACATAAGAGATACGTCAACTAACAGAGAATGAAGGGAGAAAACATTAATGGGAAAAACGAAACAGTCGCTCAGCAGTCTTAACGAGTACCTTTTCGAACAGCTGGAAAGAGTGACGAATACTGATCTGGAAGGCGAGGCCCTTGACGCCGAGCTCAAGCGCAGTCAGGCGGTCACCGGCCTGGCGTCCCAGATCGTAAAGTCTGCAGGGATCCAGCTGAACGCGATCAAGCACGCCGATGAGATGGGCTACAACGCAGTGGCCGAAAAAGCCACGACGGCAATGCTGGTCGATTTCGAGGAAGTTAAGGAATGAGCATCCGATACCCTCCGGAGGTCGCGGCCTCCATCGAATCGCTGTATGAGGTATACAGCAACAAGGATATCGCAAGGATCCTGAACGAACGCTTTCCGAACATGGAACCGTTCACGGCCGTAAAGGTCAACTCATGGAAGAAACGGCACGGCCTTAAGTCCAGCGTGAGGATCCTGCCAAAAGGACGGAGCAAGTTCCCGGAAGGAATTGGGCTCTTTATAGCGGAGAACATCAGGGGACGGAGCTATGCGGAGCTGGCCGCGATGGTCAGGGAGCACTTCGGAATAGAGTTCACGGTCAGGCAGGCTCAGACCTACGCAAAGAACCACGGCCTGGCCAACGGAAGAGACGGGCGCTTTGCAAAAGGATGCATCCCTTACAACAAGGGGAAAAAGCAGACAGAGTTCATGTCTCCAGAGCAGATCGAGAACTCAAAGAGGACCAGGTTTCAGACTGGCCACATGCCGCACAACCACCTGGAGGTCGGAACGGTAGTCGTGACGACAGACGGATATCTGGCCAGGAAGATCGGGGAACCGAGCCAGTGGGAGATGGTCCACCGGCGGGTCTGGGAGGATCATAACGGGCCAATCCCGAAAGGATACTGCATCATCTTCATGGACGGGAACCCGCTGAACTGCGATATCAGCAATCTGCAGATGGTGTCTCTGGCAGAGAACTGCAGGATGAACCAGAGCCACATGCGCTTCAGCGATCCGGATCTGACAAAGACAGGAATCATGGTCGCAAAGCTTTCGAATGCGGCCGGCAAAAAGAAAAGGAGCTTGAAAAAATGACTAAGAAGATTATGGCACTGTTACTCGTACTGATCATCACGGGATCCGTCCTTCCGGCCCAGGCGGCCTGTACCACACCGGCCTGCGTGAAAAAGGCTGCAGAGAAGGCGATGAACGAATCCGGCATTGACATTGCCTTCATCGTGAAGCTGGACAAGGGCTGCACCGGAAAGGGCACTGCCTACATGATGTACAGGGATGGCAGCAAGGTGCACTGCGACCGGTCCGGCCTGGTCATCGTCGGCCGGAACACTCCGATCAAGAAGTTCTACCACTACAGCTTCTACCGGAACCAGCTTTCGGAGAAGAAGGTCATGAGCTGGAAGCAGAACGGCATCCAGTACCGGCAGAGATACACCAGCAACATCGAGTGCGCGGAGGCCGCCTGCTTCAACATCTTTATCCACAGTTACGTGGAGTACAAACAGAACGGCTCCTGGCAGACCTGCAAGGGACTGAGCAAGAATACGGACGGCATGAGCATGTGCAAGGAGTTCGCCCGGTACCTGTGGAGCTGCGCCGATCCGGACTGTCCGGTGGTGTTCCTGTAGGAGGGATCATGGATAAAAAGCTTGTAGTAGTGATCAACGGAGCCGGGGGCGTCGGAAAGGACGCCCTCATCAAGAAAGCAGCATCGAAGTATGGTGTCTGGAACATCTCCGCCGTTGAAAAAATCAAAGAAGCAGCAAAGGTCCTCGGATGGACCGGAGAAAAAAGTGACAAATCACGGAAGCTTCTCGCAGACCTGAAAAAGCTGTCCGTCGAATACAACGACGGGCCGACAGAGCATCTGCCTCAGAGATACAGGGAATTTGTTTCCGGCAATGGCTATGGTGCCAGGGTCATGTTCGTCCATATTCGGGAGCCTGAGGAGATCGACAAGTTCAAGGCCGCTATAAAGAAGTGTGATGCGGATCAGCCCGTGGTCACCCTGCTGATCAGGCGGCCTGAAGTCGATGGTAAGGAATATGGCAACAGATCTGACGATGAAGTTCGGAACTATATGTACGACATGACTTTCTTCAACGATAAGCCGCTCGACCAGAGCGCGGAATCGTTCCTGCGAATGATGGATTATTTTTTTTATTACTTTCGGCGATGCCGGGGAGGAAGAAGATGGATCTTGACGATTTCGGTTATGCGGTAGAAAGGCTGACCAGGACGGCAGAAGATCTTGCTGATCGGATGGCTGCCGGATGGATCAAGGTCGGCGAGGCCTTCTCCGGACTGTTCGCAGCACTCCAGGAAGCTGATCACAGCGCTGATCCGGACGACAATCCCGTGAGGCCGATCGAGATGAAGAGGAAAAGAGGATGGAAAAGAAAGAGATGGAGTTAAAGCCCTGCCCGTTCTGCGGGGAGGAACCTCAGGTCATAAGGATCAAGGGCAAGGACGGATGGCGGGACAGATATACGGTGCGCTGCCCTTACGATCACGGCGGCTGCGGAGCCGAGGGCGGCATGTACCATTCAGAGGCGGAGGCCGTAGAAGCCTGGAATAAGAGAAATATGGAAACCCTTGAAGAGCTGAATATGGCTGACGTATGCAGGGCGACAGTATCAATGGAGATGGAGCCCGGAAGCATTTTCGACATATTGTTACGAAAGATGACAAAGGCCGGAATTAGATTTTTTGTTACGAAAGAGCAGCA